TTTATGAAATTTGCCGTATACGGTGACAGCTTTGTTGATGGTGTTGACCGCAATTCACAAACCTGGGCAGCACAGCTAGCTGTCAAAATGGGTGCTACCAGCATAGACTACTACGGTCGCGGGGGCAGTAGCTTTTACTGGACTTATCAACAGATACTGGCCACAGCTCAACCATACGATCATATCATAGTAGCTGTTACTGAACCTGTACGCTTTCCTATCAAGGTAGAAAACCATTTTGTCACTGGTCCACCCGGTGTAGACTCAATTACCAGTTTTAAGAAAAAAACTTACCTGTTGGGTTGGTTTATGATCAGTGATTTTGACTATCTAGTCACTGTGCAAAATCTCATGATCAATGACATTAAACTGCGCTTTCCACGCAGCCGATTCATAGCCTGTTTTCCCAACAGCTTTGCCAGTGATTTTAATCTACTGCACATTAACTCTATAGCTAAAAAAGCTTTGGGTGTTGATCGTGTAGATCCCGCAATACTAGAAGAAAAGTCCGCTACACTGTGCCATATTCCTCAACCTTGGCACAGTGCCCTAGCTGACTATTTGTACAACACTGCTGAGCCTAACGTTGCTGACTGTACTGCTGATCTGTTTCCCCCTTTGGGTTCCAGCAGTCTTTATTATAATATACGTAGATAATAGCCTTAAAAAATCGCTTTTGGCGCTGGCGCTTCGCGCCGCTGCGCAGCAGGCCTATGCAGCAACCCACTAAATATTTCATGAAAAAGAACATCTACAGACCCCAGGTCTACAATCAAGAAAATGACATCAAGTATTTGTCCAGCACAGCCTTTCCCTATAAATTTGCCGCTACTAACATTGAACAGTTGCTCACAGGATTTGGTCAACGCTATGGACTAGTAGAACTCAATGACTATGGAGATCGGGGTGCAGAAGGACTGGCCAATTGGACACGCAACAGCTACAATCAACAGTTTGCACATGATCCCAACTTTGAATATAGAAACAATTCTTGGGGATTTAGATGCGATCATTCTGGGCAAGCTGTAGACGTTTGGGCCTTTGGCTGCTCAGTGACCTATGGTGTAGGAGTTCCGCGGGAATATCGCTGGACTGATTGGCTCACCAAGCTTACTGGGCTCACTTGTGCCAACTATGCTGTCACGGGACTCAGTACCAATGAAATGGCACGTATGTTCATTCAACTTGCTAGATTTCAGCAGCCAAAACATGCTGTGTTTCTATTGCCCGACTACAGTAGAATCATGCTGAGTGCAGTGACCAATGGACAGTTAGATCACTTCAATGCCTTTGGCAACTATCAATATTCACATCCCATGCGTTTAGTGCCCGATAGGTTCCAAGCTTGTGAAACTTACTACAGTTTGCCCTTGACCAATCATGTTGAGCTGTTTATCATGGATCTGCACGCCATTGCCACTGCGGCTGAAGCTCGAGGCATCGACGTGACGTTTGCTTCATGGGACAGCAGAGCCAACAGGTTTATACATCAACAGGACTTCAGTCACTATGGAATCAACTGTGCCAAAGCAGCTTATGTTGAACGGGATGCGCTGGGTCGAGATCAAAGCCACCCGGGGTTCTATTACCATAAAACACTGGCGGAAACTATAGCCACCGTGATAACTGCCCACTTCTGCTCGAGGTTTAGCTAGATCAAATCCTTCTTTGGGACTGGCACGTTCCCAACTGGCTGTTGGTTCTGTAGTCACTGTTGAGCTACGCTGTAAACTGTTCAGTATGGCTGAACTCTTTTGCGTTACCATTGGTGTGCTGTCATCGCTTTGTTCTTCACTGTTGGTAATACGCAGTGTGTCAATGTCAAAGTCCAGATCAATTTTCTGTCCAACACCGCTTGAACTACGAGTTTTCATCAGCTGTATTTGATACTTGCCTCGCTCACGCATAGCACGGCTGGTAAAGATACCAAATACGTTGTCAGCAGTTTGAATCTTACTAAGTCCGCCACTAATGTGACTGTGATCAAATTCAACTTCTTCTACAGCACCCCTGTTAAGCTGTGCCGCTGTGACAAATACACACTGCTTTTCCATTGCTAGATTACGCAGTTCTTCACTCACATACTTGTCTTTAATAAACAAGTTTTCTGCTGAAATTTTCTGTCCTGCGGGCATGAGCAAGTCCAAATAGTCGACTAATAATACGTCACAACGCTTGCCCGTTTTAACTTCATACTCTTTCAAGTAAGCACGAACATCGTTGGCAGTTTTACCCGAGGGCATATATTTGATTTGAAATGATCCTGACTTCTTGCCAATGATGCGAACCTTCATTTCAACTTCATCAATTTGTTTAAACACTTCTCTAGTTGAAATACCAGTGACCATTGAGTCTACACGCATTGAAACTAACTCTTCCGAAAGTTCCAGTGTTAGATAGATAACATTCATACCTGCTAGTGCATAGTTAACACCTAGGTTGGCCAGGAACAAGCTTTTACCTGCACCCGATCCGCCAGCAAAGATGTTAAGTTCACCTCTGTTGAATCCGCCAAACAGTTTCTGATCTAGGGCGGCCCAGCCAGTGCTCATCTGTCCGTTTTTGTCTTTGATCTTCATCAGTCGAGCACGGGGATCAGCAAAGTAATCAGTGCCCATGTCTTTTTGCAGGCCCACTTGCACAGCCTTTTTAACTAGATCTTCTACTGAACCGTATTCGCCCTTTTCCAACATGTCAGCGGCTTTGAGAATGGCTTTCTCTAGGCCTTTGTGACGGATAAATGTTTCAAAGTCTGTGAGCAGCCAATCATAATGTGCTTCAGTTAGTCCCGGAGGAATTTCAAATGCATTACTAGTGGCTGCATTGATAATTTCTACTGTGGGTATAACTGAATGCTCGTCAACATAGTCTTTTAAAAACTTGGCTGCTGGTTGTAGTTTACGATCAAATAGTGCGTCATCCCAAATGCCTTGGCAGCGAACAAATGTTTCTGCATCTCCCAGCATCATCTCCAAATAGAGTTTTTGTATTTCGAATCCGTAGTCTGCGTTTTGTCTTGTGGTCATTGTTTATTATACACTTTATGTAAACACTTTAACACCGTAATGGCTCTCAAAGTTTCGAGCATCCGAAACATCATTGACCATGGGCTTGCCCTTGATATTTAGGCTAGTGTTCAACAATATAGGACAACCCGATGCTGCATACCATTGTTCTAACAACTGTCTTATTCTACTGCCGTCTGCCGGTACAGTCTGTACACGACTAGTGTTGTCCCTATGCACGATAGCAGGAAATAACTGAGGATGAATACAACGACTGATGAACTGCATATGCCTATTGTCACTGCTAGCACCAGGGAGATCAAAGTATTGATCAGCCAACTCCTCCAAAACCATTGGCGCAAAAGGTCTGAATTCTTGTCTACGTTTGATTGCATTTACTGTGTCCTTAATATCAGGTCCTCGGGGATCTGCTAGTAAACTACGATTGCCCAGGGCACGAGGACCAAATTCTGCGCGGCCTTGAGCAACTCCGCACATCTTATCTTTGAGCAAATGTTCTAAAATTGCTTCAGTTGATTGAGTTGGTTCTATATTGTAACCTAGGCTACAAGTTTCCCAGCCGATGTGTTCTTTGTTTCTTGCTAGAACTGCACCTATAGCTGAACCTGCATCTCCGGGATTAGGCATAATCCAAACGTTTTTAAAGTATTTGTAAGCAATAGGATTAGCTAGGCAATTAAGAGCACAGCCTCCCATTAGCACTAGATTATCACTAGGAACAAAACTTTTTGCTGACTGTAATATCTTTTCAAACTGTGTTTCGTAGATAGCCTGAGTAGCTGCTGCAATATCAAACGTGTCATTAACAGTAAGATCAGGCGCCCAATCTAAGCAACCGCGGTGTAGATTCTTTTTAAAACTAACTAAAGTTTCTCCATCTTTTTCAAAGAAATCTTCCAGTATTCTGTTGTACAGTCGTTTAGGATTTCCGTAAGCAGCCATACCCATAAGAATGTATTCTTCTTCGTTAGGTTTTAAATTGCATCTTTGTGTCATTGCTGAATACCAAAGACCTAGGCTATCCGGATATGTTTGCTTATATACTTGCTTTAGTCCTTTTTCACCGCCATGCCACATTGTTAGAGTTTCAAACTCACCAATTGCATCTATGACTACTACCGCAGCTTCTTTGAACGGGCCTGTATAAAAACCTGCGGCTGCATGACTTTCATGATGCCATTGAGTATAGATAGGAGCACTAATACCATAATTGTTCAAATATCGTTTGATATTATTGCTTTTATGATTTAGACCTTGTCCAGCAGTAAATTGCCTTAGAGTTTTTGCCCAAGGCTTTTCATACCATACAACTTCTTTAGGATAGCCGTAATGGCTGGCAGCATACTGAACTAGACTGTCGCAAAGATCTGCATCGTTCTTTTTTCCGCTGAATCGCTCACTGTGACTAGCGAACAATAACTTGTTGTCATCAAATACAGCCAATGCTGCATCATGACTATTTGCTGATATTCCCCAGGTAATCATTTGTAAATAAAAGGATCTCGTTTACGTAGTTCTGCTATACGTTTTTTAAATGCTTGATGTTCTTTGTAAGAACGAATAGGGTGCATAACCCATCTTAATAAACTTCTTAATGTATCCATTTTTTCATCCTCAGTTGTATTTTTAAAGGCATTGATTCTTTTGCCTTTAGCACTGACCATAGCGCATAGAGTTTTCCATATCGCTTGGTTGCGTCATTTAAGTCTTTAATATCGTCATCCCAATCGGGCATACTAACTGACCAACCCCATTCTAATGCCTGCTCAATCATTTTAATTCCAGGTTGATCTTTGTCCGGGATTACAATAACTTCTTTCTGCAATCTACTTATCAAATGTTTTTGTTGAGGTCCAATTTCATTGCTCATAACTGCTACACCGTCAACGCATATAGCATCTAGAGGACCTTCTGTTACCAACACAAAGTTTCTATCCCATGTTTGATTGTCTAGATTAAACACATAACCTGGCTGTTGTTCGCTAATGTATTTGATTGTCTTGCGATTTCTAATCAAACGTGCAGTGTATCCTACTAGTCTCTTTTGATAGTAAAATGGCACAATTAATCTATCATTAAATCCAACTTCATCAGTCCAATGCCAATCGTAATCGTCAACTGTATATCCGCGGCCAATAAGATATTCTAATACTGGAATAAGTTCTTCAGGCGGATCAACAAGCCATTCTTTAATGGGTTTAGTGCCCATTGGCAATGCTTTGTCAAAGAACACTGGAGTTAATAATTGGTGTTCTGCAGGATTAACTTCGTCTTTTAATCTAAGTGCTTCAAATGAACATTTAGTAATTAAGTCATCCGGAACACTCATCCAGTTTAATAGTTTTTTAAACTTGACTGTAAGCGGCCTACCAGGTTGCCAACTGGCTTTGAATCCGCAGTTGAAACAGTGATAGGTAACACCTTCAGTAAACATAACGCCGCCGCGTTGACGTCTGTCTTGTTTGTCGCCATTATGATGACAGCAAACGGCATTGAAGCTTATCCAACTGCTAGGAGTAGCTTTTCTTTTAGGAGGTAGATATGCCTGTACTGTTTCTATAATAACACTCATAAAAACATTTTACAGTGTTATAGCTACTCTGTCAATCTTTCCGGTGTTATTGCTTACTGGAGTAAAGTAAACTCTAGCCCATGTTAGTTCTCTATTATATCCATTTATTGGAGTATAAGTTTTAGTTAGATTTGATGTGCTAGTTGTCACACTAAAAGTCTCAATGGTGGTCCAGTTAGTAGCCGAATTGATAACAGGATCTTTGGTAAACTGTACAACAACTTCTCCTGCTAGCCCAGTAAGACTAAAGTTAAAAGTAACAGAATCGTTGGCTGATTCTGTTATAAAATTTGGTTGATTAATTTCTACAGCGTCACTATAGTGTCTAATGATGTATGGAGGTAATCCTATTACTGTAGGATCAGTAACTGCAATAAAGTTTGTTATATATCTAGTTGGTGTTGGAACATCCATAATAGTGCCAACTAGTTCCATATTACCTTTTGCACCAAAGTGTGCGTCTGCGTATAATATAGTTTTAGTCTCATCTTCGTTTAGTCTATAGATACTAAACTGCAAGAACTGAGGAGTTAGTTCTGTTAGGTCTGCTTCGGCAATAGTTGCTGTAGCCAGTCCTGTTGTAGCAGATGGAGTTACTGCAACATCAGAAATTAACAAACCGTTAGTGTCAGTAACGATCATATGTAAATCCATTTCACTAATGTCAATACGTTTTTGATCTGAATTTTTAACATCAATAGTTAGAACGTTATCAACGCCCTGATAAATTTTTACTCGATTTTGATACACAATGTTCCACCTTGTAGAGAATAAAGCCAAATCAGCAACTACATTAATTCGATTTGGATATAAATAACTTGAAATTTTTTGCATTTGAATTGGAGCCCTTGTATATATTTATATGGTAAAACTAAGAGACAACATAGAAGAACAGTTCCCCTTTATTAGTGTTTTAAACTATGGAGAGGATGAATATGTAGGTATAATAATAAATCAAGACCAGTATGTTACTAGCTTCTATGATTTAGAGTTAATAAAGACCCAAGACCAGAAAACTAGTTTATTAGAACTTGGGGAAGTCTGGTGGTGGGAAAGTAACCGCCAAATACCTATTAATATATTCTTACGTAAAGAGGTTGAACCCTTTAAATATTGCATCAAAACCTTTAACAGCAAAGATGTGCGTATTATTCTAGGGCCAGTAGTAAACCTAATGAATCTTACTCTCAAACGTATTAAACGTAAGAGTGTACAGTTAGTTAGGCGCCCCCCACGCTAATCTGTTCACAAATTAAATTTATCTGTACTACTACTGCCATTGCATAGGCTACTGCATGAGCCTTCTTAAAGTAGTACTCACCGTCCTCGGGCTTTGTCCATATCTCCGTCATCACCGTAGTCCAATCTTTCCCAATCAGATAACGTTTCGCGGGTCTTATCATAGCTAGTACTGCCGCCAACTGTTCTACACTCTGAGGTTTCATTTCTCTGAGAATAGAACCATGTCCGTTGACGTGAAAGAGCAAGCTGTTGAAATTGTCGTCTAAAAGTAGATCCCATAACGGCTCCTGATTCATAAGATATTGTAAATGTTCTTCATTTCTAATATCTTTATAAATGTTAACATTTAAGAAATCAATTTTAAAATAGCCTCTTTTTTCGGCTTCTTTATATTCTATACCAGCAAGGTTATTAATAGGATCGTAAGGAATACTTTGCAAGTAAATTCCTGTATTATGAGAAATAAACTTGTCTTCTTCAATCCTACTGGCTTTTATGTGCTTAATAATACCAAGCACATGTGTTCTGTCTGGAAAGTCGATATCAATATCCATTATAACCCTATTTCTGCAACAATGAATTTTATTAGTGAAATATCTTCTTTATTTTTCTTAAACTTTTTAATCCATACTTCCGGATTGATTGCACTTGCAATAGCATTAAGTTGTGTATCATCCATATTGTCTAACAGGATTCTTCCAGACTTACAATTTAATAATAGCCATGGACTAATTTTTCCGTCTTTAATATCAAACATTGCTCTGCTTGTGCTTACTTTTAAAAAGTATTCACTCCATATAGTTTCAACAGCTTGTTCTTTAGACCATGCAACCATATGTTTAATACTTCTATCTAGTGCAACATCGGCAGGTTCTGTGTGAATTAATTCTAATGCATATTTTTCATACAGGGCATCTCTGCACCAATGATCTAATTTGACACCACTTCGAATTACCCAGTCAATATAGTGATCTGGATATAAAGGATTTACATTACTTACATAACTGCCAAACTTAACAAAGGCGTTATAGTAGGGACTTTTAGCAAACTCTGCATACGTCTTATCACCCTTTGACTGTTGACTCATCTTAAAGAATCGGTTAAAGGCATCATATCCTATACGCACTGCCTTGTCGTCTTTTTGTAAATGTCTACGCTTTTGTTCGCACACGTGAGTAACTAAGGTACTTTCTTTTGTGTACCCGTGTCCACAATATTGACAGATATACGGCTTAGTTTTATTCACTTTTAATTGTAACATTTAAAATAACTTGTCAATTTCTTTATCAGAATATCCATGTTGTTCGGCTAACGACTTGAGTTCTTTAAGAGTCATTATCTGGCTCAGCATCTCAAGTTCATCTTGTTTTCTATTAGGATAAACTGCTAACAAAAACTTTAGGCGTTTGGTATCGCCTTTCTTTTGTTTGAAACCTATCCATTGATGAAAGAAGATTTTCTTACTGTCATGACTACACATACACAGTAGTTGCCATAACAGCTTAGGATGTTTTTGCAGTGTGTTCCAGTGTTTGTTAAAGTACTCGTTCACAGCTAAAACAAAGTGTTCTTGAACTTCTCTTTTTTGATTAGCCGCATTACTAACATAGCGATTAAGAATGAACAGTTCACTCTTTAGAGACTTTTGTTGATCAGCATCTAACTCATTCCAGAGACTTTTTGCTCCTAGATCAACTGCTGCCAATTTGTCTTTTAATTCAATCTTCTCGCTCATCTTCGATCTCTGTTGGTGGTAATATACCGTTACTACGTTTGTCTCTATGTGCCTCTACATCTTGAAACAGTCTTTGTTCTTGCACTGTTTCTTCGCCAAAAAACTTACGTGGGTTGCCGCACATAACACAGTTAGAGTCGCCGCAAGTAGTTGCATGTACTTTGGCTAATCTGTGTTCTGGACCAGTTGGAAAGCCGTGAGCTTTAGCAATCTTGCTTTGTTTCTTTACAGCATTTTCGTCTTTGAGCAAACGCTTTGAATGCTTGAATCGATCTTCTTCTGTACTCATTCTGGATTATCCTTTGATAGTCTGTATATCATTATAGCACGATCTAATGCCTTTTGTAAAGCAGGATTGGTAGGAGCAGCACGGTGAATTTCACCCCATAGCTTACTGTCCATTAGATGATCATGTAACGGGCGTCCATCGCTTGTGCGAGGGTCAAACTCCCAGCCAACTGGGTGCCGATCAGTTTTGCCAAACTCTCTAGCATACGTCACACCATCGGCACGTTCGTATATGTAAGTAGCTCCAGGTTTTAATGATCCCATTATAATAATTTATCTAATTGAATGACTTCTTGCTGACGTGAAATTTCTTTGACAAAATAACAACACAATGCTTTAGGTTCAGTTCCTAATGGCACTGCGAGTAATTGTCCGTTTTTCATTTTAGGAAAGTACCATTTGACATCGTTATAAAAATTAACAATCTCAATTTTCTTAAATTCTAATCTAAAACTGCTTAATGGATTAAAACAAAATGCATCGAATCCTCTATCATTTAAACTGGTCAACGGAAGTATTTCAATATCACAGTTGCTTTGATTGTCTCCGATGGCAATGCTCCAATCTAACGGCATAGCAATTTCTTGATCTCCTATTTTTAATACCATTGCTGGGCTATTAAAGCTTTCAAGAAAAATTAAAGGCTGAAAGAAAAAGTCAGGTTCTTGAGGGTTGCTGTTGTCTAATACAGCGAATCTCATACTGTCATCTACCTCTTCGGGTAAATTATTTAAATCAAAGGGTATGTTGTCTAGGGTTAATATTTGCATAGTTGTTATAATACAACACTTTTAAGGAAGTGTCAACCTTTTTACCATTTAATCTTTTCAAGAGTAAACGGATACTTTGCATCTTTATAGAATTTTTTACGTTCTGTCAAATGTCTTTTTGCATACTTGCAAGTTGATGTGATATCCCATACTTGCACGAAATCTTTATCGTCTGCCTTTCTTATGCCGCGGCCAATGCTTTGGATAACTCTAACAAACGACTTGCCAGGTTCCAACAGAACCAAGTTAAAGATCCTAGGAATATTAATACCAACAGCCGCGACACCATAGGTCGCGATAATAATTTTGTTCGTACTTGTTCTAACTTCGTCATATTCTTCCTTGCGGTCTTTTGTCTTAACTTCACCAGATATAAAAACACTGTCAGGCAATTCATTAACAAAAAATTTACCTGAGTCAATTCTATTAACAAGAACTAATGTGTTTCCTGTTTGTGAAATAGTTTTGACTAAGTTACTTAGATATCTCATACGGTCTTCGTCTGTAACTAGATATTTGTTTTCGTCTGCATAGCTTTTAAATTCAGGTATATCTACTAACTGTAAAACATTAACGTGACAGCTAGCAAGCACTCCTGCTTCTTGTAGTTCATGTGCCTTGACGCTGCCTAGCACTGGTCCTATGCTGGCAAAAATACTTTCAAATTCTGCAGGGTCTTTAGGCACAGTGCCAGTTAATCCCCATCGAATACAAGAATTATGTACGTTCTGTGTAAGTAAGTTTTTAAGCACATCAGCCTTGGCCATGTGTACTTCATCTACCATTACAGTTCTTACATCTTCTAAGAATTCTGCTAAACTTAAAATATCTTGTTGATGATTTTTACTTTTCTTGTCAAGTATGTTTAAGCTTTGCCAAGTGCAAATTGTATGAGTTTTGTTAAGATCTTTTCGGTCACCATAATAAACTCCGACATCAAGTCCTACGTTGATAAAGTCTTCTTCTGTTTGTTCAACAAGACTTTTATTTGGAACAATAGTGATGGTTCTTCCGTAAGGCTCGCATAGTTTTGCCAATGTAGCAGTGGTAATAGTTTTACCAAAACCAGTGGCAATTTCTTGAATACATTGCGGATTTTCTAAGAATGTGTTTATTACTGCTACTTGGTCTTCTCGCAGTCTAATTGGTTGACCTGCAAATCTATGTCCGCTAGGCCAACATTTATCTCCCCAAAAATCAACTTCAATTTTAGGAAATTGAATTTTTACAGGATGCCGATTATCTTCTATTTCTTCAATGTCAACATTGCTATTTTCTAGAATTTCCAGTATACGAGGTAACTGACTTAGGTAACCGTTTCCGCCTAATCCAAATAAACTGACAGTGCCGTCCCATCTACCTAATCTATATGCAGGATGATACTTTGCATAGCCAACTTCATATTTGAACTCGTTAGCTAACTTCCTACGAATTTCTACAGGAAGGCCTTCAATTTTAATGTTTACTTCATCTCTAATAATTAACTTACACGATTGCATGGACTTCCTTATCTAAGGGTTGAGTAACTCCGTAGTATACTATCAAATCAACATCAGAGCAATATACATAACTTTTGTTTGATTTAAAACTTGAAGTGAAACTAATTACTGTTTGCGGTTTCCATTGTGATTTTATCATAAATTTTGGTATTTTATTGTTACTAATACCTACCACAGTAGTTGTTCCTGTCAAGTCTTTATTGTAAGCTAGTGCATTTATTTCTTGATTGAATTTTTCTGAATCACTTTCTTTATTGTATCTAAAGTAAATACCAATGTCGTCGCCTAGGTTAAGTTCTTTAACTGCATTTTCAACAAATTTTAGATTTTTTTTATCTTTTAAAGATTGATGACCATCAAAAATTAGCATCACTGGAAATCTTTTTAAATTTTTAAGAGAAGACATTAGTTCAGTAAATCCAATGTCAGCACCTACAAAAATTTTTCTAGACTCTCTATTTGCAATTTTGTTTTCTAGGGAATTTTCTTGGATTTTTTGGGTATTTTTGTACTGATACCGAATTTTTCGGTCTTGCAATAATTGCAAGTTTGTTAAGTAATCTTCCCCTAAACTAGATTTTACTGCATTTTTTGTTTTTTCATTTTTTAAATCAAAAATGTCAAATGGGTCTTTTGTGTTTTTTTGTATTTCTTGAATTTCTTGGAAAAAATTGGTGATTTTTTCGTCTATTTCGAAATTGTCATTCTTAAAGGCATCGACTACTAACGTTAAATTTTCTTCAGTAAGGTTAATTATATATTTTGACCCTGAAGTAACAATGTTACCTTTTAACAAGATGTTAAGTGCTGAAATTTTTTCTCGAAATTTTGTGTTATAACTAAATTCAACCACAAAAGAGTCAGCAGATTCGGCTGGGATGTATATTTTTTTGATTTTTTTGATTTCTCTAAAAGACTTCGACCACATTTTTTCTTCTATGACATTTTGCACGTCTGGGATGATGGAAGTCATTGGTGCTATATTTTCTTTTATGATTTTTATCAAAAGATTTCCTTGATTTTCCGTCAAGAAAACTCCGAAAGTCAGCTGTTTTTCCAAACTTAACAAAATACGTTTGTCTTTGTTCGGTATAGCTTGCTGTACTGTCTTAATATTAGCGGCGATAAGGGGTAATAGTGAATCAACTGTAGACATTGTGCTATTTTACATTCTTTCAATGTCTTCTTCAACACATATTTCGCCATGTTGAACTTCTAAAATGTGACAAGGTTCAGAAAAATGGTTAAATCCTCGATGCCATACTGACTGTCCTATAACGTAGCTATGATTTTGTTTAATAGTATCAATGATAGATTCGTCATGTCTTAATATTTCTACTTGACAGTTGCCTTTTAACACATACCAATGTTCAGCTCGGTTAAAATGGCGTTGCATACTCAAGCTTTTTCCAGGTTCTATTACTAATTCCTTAACTTTACATCCTTTTAGGTCATGTAACGTCTTATAGTAGCCCCAAGGTCGAATTGTAGTCGGGGCTTGCCATTCTTTTAAGATCCAACTGCTTGAATTTTTCTTATCTTCGCCGCCTACGCCAAACGCAAAACTTAAACGAGGATCTTGTACCTGCATTTCTGGAATATTTCCTTCAGTTCTATCTCCGCCGTTGGCAAAAATAATCTCATCGTTAGGAAATAACTCTAAAGTTTCTTTGATAAATGTTCCGCAGCCGTTATCTGGGTCATCAGCTACCATTACGGTCATGTCGACCATTTTTAAATTTCTAATAATTGCATCACGTTCCCAAATAGGCAAAAAAGGCCTGCCTTTTTTACGGGCAAGCCATGAGTCTGAGTTAAGGCCTACAATTAGTTTGTCACCTAACTTTTTTGCTGATTCAAAATATGCAATATGGCCAGAATGTATGGGATCAAACCCTCCGGTGACTAATACTATCTTCATAAACTTGCATCTTCCATACCAGCAACTCGCAATTTAATAATGTTAGACAGTTGCCATTGTTTAATATCAAGACCCTTGGTTATACCTAGCCATTTATTACGAAGTAGAGCAAATTCATTTATAATTTTCTCCATATCGATGACATCTGCTTCACCATCTACATACTTTTCCACATCTCGGGATGTCAATGCACGTTGATAAGTCTCAAGATATTTACGAAACAAAGAACTGCGAAGCCTTCGCAGTTCAATATTCAAGTATTCTAAAATTGCTTCAATTTCTTGAAGCTGACTAAATCTTTGTTCCACAACACCGGGCATACCGGCAGCTGCCTTTTCTATATTTCCCGTTATACGAGTATCACTTCTTGCTGCCTGTAATTCGGCTTCGAAGTATGCAACGGCGTCTGGAATATTAGAGATATCCTTAGATACTTTTGTGTACCAAGACATTAGTCTTCGTCCTCATCAAAGTCCCAATTGTCTTCTGCTTCTGCTTCTTCATCATCTAGACTATCTTGTCCTAGATAATATTCGATTGCATCATCTAGTGATTCATCATATCCGATTGAATCCTTTAATGTTTTATCACTAATGCCATGATCTGCCAACAAGTCAACATATCGTTCAGCAAGTGATTCTAGTGTTTTTTTATCTGCGTATTCTTTAAATAACAGCCAGATATCTGCGATTTGATTCTCATTCATGATTTACAATTTCTCCGGTTTCAGGATCTACATTAGATTGTACTACGGCCGAGTCGTCGAATTCAAGCATGATTTTGTCCAATCCGCCTTCTTCATTGCGATCCCATTCCTTGCGATACATCTTTAACTCTGTACCATCCTTAGAAACGTATTTAAGTCTGTTGCCATCTTTTGTGAGGATACCTTTTGCTTCACACAGGTCAACTAATCCGCTGTACGGACTCATACCTGTAGCATAAGGAATTTCAACTTGAACTGATTCAAAAGGTTTAGCATAACGTGTCTTCATGATCTTACATGCGGCACGAATACCATTTACAGTTGTAGTCTTGTTGCCATCTGCGTCGGTTTTCAATTTCAATTTACGCATAGCAATAACAATACTAGACGCATAAATGAAACCTTGTCCGCCTGAAATCTTGTCATCTGGATCAAACATATCCTGTGATGCATAGGTGTGATTAGTACAAACTAATCCGACATTGTAACTACCAAACATGTTTACACAGTTACGAACAAGTGATGTAAGTGCTTTAGGCTTACGGCCCATGTCACCTTTCATCTCGCCTGCTTCGAACTGATTAACGTCAGTCGGAGTCAACAACATACCTAACGAGTCAATTACAAAAAGAACTTTAGGACGAGTTGCTTCGTCCATTACTTTGTATTCTTTCATAAACTCACTGATAGTTTTTGCCACGTCATCGATCATAGCCATGTTCAACTTCAATAGTTTATCTTCTGCTGTATCAACACCAAGATCTTTTAACCATTGTTCGTCAAGTGCGTTTTCACTGTCAATTAGCACAACATAAATGCCTTGCTCTTGTGCATGGCGAATTAAGTTACCTGAACAGATATAACTTTTGCCTGCACCAGATTCTCCTGCAAGAACAGTAACTTTACCAAGCGGAACGCCTTTGTTAAAATCACTGCTAATTAAATAATTTAAAGCATAGTTGCCAGTTGAAACCCAATCAGTTGGGTCATTAAAGCCAACACCTAACCCGTCAATGCTTTTAGTTAGGGTTTTACGAAATTTTGATAAATCGAATGCCTTTGTAGCCATATTTTTTCCTTAGGTGAAGAGAACTCGGGCATAAGATCTATGTCTTAGTGGCCCGAGCCGTGTTTATTATTGTGTCTTGCGATTGCGGATCATTGCAAGAATGTCTTCTGCACGACCGCCTGATGCTGGGGCTGCTGTTACAGCTGGCTTCGCCATTGCTGCTTCTGCTGTTGCAACATCATCTTCCCAAGGAGCTGCGTCTTCAACTGGCGCTGCTTTTGGTGCGGCTACTGCACGAGGAGCAGTTGCTTTATGTGGATCGCCTGTAGCTTGACCCATGCCAGCTGGTTTGAAGTATTGACCCCAACGTTCCATGTCATATGGTTCGCCGTCGACTGATGCTTCAAACATTTCTTTCATGATTCTCAATTCAACTTCAGAAGGCTTCTTTGGCAAGAAGTCTGACAAATTGTAAAGACCATGTGTCTTAAGATTAGACTGCTCATCTTCACTTAGTGGGCGTTCACGACGCTTCCAAGAGCTTGTAGAGTAGTCAGCATATCCGCCTTTAGATGTTTTAATCATCTTGAAGTCAACACCGTGAAGTGTGTCAGTTGGCAGATTGTCCATTTCTGGATCAAGCAATGCACCACGGATCAATTGAAAGATCTGAGGTCCGATGATAAATCTACGGATTGCATTTTCTGGCTTTTGTTCTTCTTTAAGACCGTCTTCAACAACGTATCCTTGGAAAATGTAGCTACGCTTCTTCCAATACTTACGACCCATGTCCTCAAGACTCTTGTCTTTAAACCAACCACGTACTTCGCTTAGGATTGGGCAGACGCTACCGTCGTTATACATTTCAACGCAAGGAACTTGCACTTGAACTTGTTTGTTATCGGTTTCGCCTTTAATGCCATTAAACGGCAATTTGATCATTGCACGTTCAACCCAGAAGAATGTGTTGTCTGGATTTGCGTCTGGAAGGAATCGGACTACGCTCTCTTGACCTTCTTTAAGGTTCCAAAAGGGGTAAATTGAATTATCGCCACCGCTACGGGTGTTGTTGTCAGAACCACGTGATTCTTGTTCTTTGAGCTTTGCTCTGATTTCTGCTAGTGATGCCATAGTTTTTCTCCTGTAATAGCCTATGTTTTAATTTAAGTTTGCCTGTATCTACTTTACACCATCGTAAAGTAAAAAAGTGCATACATGTTATTGTACGCACTTTTATTTATCTTTGCAAGAGCAATCTTGCCTAAAATGTGATTTTATTTTGTCAATCCAATGGATTCAACAGTAACTCCATGTTTTTTTAATAGTTGAGCTGTTTTTATGGCCCACTGCTTATTATGTTCAGCAGCATTACCGATCATACCTCTCACTATAGCTATTTTTAAGCCTGCATGTTCATTTGCATAACGCGGATTCTTTTCAACCATAGCAGAATGCTGATCTTGTACTCGTCGAACAAAGCCAGGATCATTTGCACCGCCAGGGCCTTCTTTCAAACCAGCAAGTTTTTTCATACGTGACATTTCATTTACTTGATGTAGTCTTTCAATAACTTTTTTAGCCATTGAAACAGAGTTATCACCAAACTTCTTTTCACATGCAATCAATACACCAGTTTCGCCTTTAGGAAAACTTCCTTCTTCGGTATTGTACATTGATTTGATAAACTCTACTAGCTCTTCTGATTTATTGCCAAATACATCTTCTACTGTCATTCCAGCTTTAACTACAGCTTCACCTAGTGTCATTTCTTTTCCAGCAATTCGAATTACAGTTTCTGCTGTAGCACCTGCCTTCTTAGCTTTCTCGATTGCAGCTTGCATACCCTTTTTTGCCAAGTGTTTTGCTTTGCTGTGACCTTGTCCGCTCTTACCAGGAGTTACATCTTTACTAGGCTTTTCATCTGGATCAAATGGAGGATCTTCTTTACTTTCACCCCAGATGTCTGCCATAACTGGCGCAGGTGCAGCAGGTGCAGCCGGCTCTGGTGCAGGTGCAGGTGCAGGTGCAGGTGCTGCGGCAGCATCAGCTGGCATAGGCTCTGCGGCTGCTTCAGGTTCTGGCATAGGCTCTGCGTCAAAATTTAATTGACTAAGTACATCTGTTCCATTTTCTTGATCTTTAATAGTGATGTAATCTTTAAGAATATCCCTAACGTCACTCTCTGGAGAAATTTCTCCCAATTCTTTGAACACTTCAAAAAGTTCTTCATCATCAATAATACCCTGCAAACTTTCGGTTGCATTAGTACCATCGACACCAACAGGAATAGCTTCTGCAATCAATTCATTTAATTGAGCAATTAAATCTTGATTCTCGTCTCCGAACAGGTCATTGCTTTCGACAATTGAATTTAAGAAAGATTCATACGCTTCAACTTCTGGTATTTCTTTAGTTGCAGTTTCTTCTATTTCTTCAGAGGTTTCAATCAAATCGTCAATACCTAATTCTTTAACTGGAATATCAGTTTCATCTACTAATTTAAAAATATACGGGAATACATTTTTTAGTTCTTCGTTAAATGTACGAACTGTTAAACGATCAATCCAATCATTCATGATATTCTCTGGAATATCAACAGACTCGTGTTCAGTAAAAGATTCTGCAAAAGTTTTGTAGTTATTGGAACTTTGTAAACTGTGAATTTCTTTTTTGATTGAATCAATACGTTCCATTACTTTGCTATTTACATTGCCCATTGCTTCGCTGATAGTATCGTTTCTTTCAACATAGTGTTTGAACATGCGTAGTTTGCCAAGTTCTTCACTTAAGCCAATAACATATTTTCCGATAGAATCATAAGGAGTACCGCCATGACCTACGTGTTGTGCAAGAGCTCTAGCACCGTTAAGATGTCTAAACGGATACTTAAAACGTTCCCCGTCTAAGTTTTCAACGTAAATGCTTTCAATGCGTTGAGCACGGCCTGCTGGGTTTTCCACGTTAACTGGGGCACTATGTTTAACGATTAGTTTAGAGGTTCCCAAATTTTGGTAACTAGTCATGCTAGTTCCAAATAGTTTGCTTTCGCTCATTTTTGATTCTCCGAAGTTTGTTTTTGATAGATGTTTGTAATCTCTTTTTTCTAGATTGCTTTTTGCGATGTCTCGTGTGTCAAATGTTAAAAGGTGTTGTTTAGCAAACTCTCGCAATTCTTTTAAGAATCCAAAGAACTGATTTTTAACAAAGTCAGTTTTGTCTCCTACAACATCATTTGAATAAATGACCACTAGTCCATCATCTTCAGATAAACTAACACTCATTCTTCCTAACATTTGGCCTTTATGCTTGTAGTCAAACTCAAAGAATCTTGCATCTTCGGGTTCGCTGGTTGTTTCGCTATTTTCGTCACCGAGTTTAAGGTTAGGAAACTGGGTCCTAATCTTATCAAACAGTTCGCTAGCAATGACACTGAGATTTTTATTCATATTGATATTTATCAGATATTTGATGAAACAAAGATCGGCATTGGCATTTCCCAATCTTCGTCTTCGTTAGGAGTACCTGTAGTAATGCTGTCAAATACTCGCGGATCCCAATCTGCTAATACTGAACTCATCCTAACTGCTAACAACATAGCACTTACTAAGTCATCTTGCTCTTCTAATTTAGCTTTAAATGTTACACCTGAAGCAATAAAGTTCTTTAGTTCTGAAATTAAAGGTTTGCTTGCGATATCCATTTTACCTGACTCTATTAGGTATTTTAAACGTGCTGCTGCTGAAATTTTGGCACCGTGAGTAGTGTTAAATCCTTTGCGGAACTTGCGTACATGTCCTTTACGTACAGGCTCGCTTAAGAACATTCCGCCAAAGTTTTCCTCGCCTATGTCTCTAATACATACAAGTCCTGCTTCACCTACTGTATTGTTTTCTATTGACCAGTAGACGTTATTTCCATTATCTTCGCCTATTTCATCTAATAAGCTTCTAACCACTTCTTTAAGTATTCTAATCTGTCCTTGAATAGGTGTTAGGTTATGTTGCCATTCTGCTACTTGCTTAAATGTAGGTAACTCTAAAACTTCAATAGCCGAGTTATTGCCGCCTGTGCCTAGGCTAGGATCTAAACTTACAATGTATAAGTTATCAGCTGTAGGACGCTTATACCACCGTACTTGCCCTGCTTTAAACAAAGGCTCTCTACCAGTCATTTCACTTAGTTTAATACTGTTGACCAATGTCTCGTCGTAAATCAAGAACTCACAATTGTATTCTCGGCGGAATCGTTCTTCTCCAATACGTCCTCGTTCTAGTGACGCCCATTTTTCGTCTCGATCAGGATGCTCATTCCATTTACATGTAAATGCTTTAAATCCATTAATGCCTACTTCTGTTTCGTTACCGTGCTCGTCAAATTTCTTATTGGCTTCTTTCCATATAGTAGCAAATGTATCTTCATCACTGTTAGGAGTTGAAGTAATAATTGCTTTACCACCAGTTGCTAGTGTAGGTGATATGGAAGTCCAGAATTCATCAGCGATATTGGGGGGAACAAATGCAAACTCATCACAGTATAGTAAGGAGATAGACATACCGCGGCCTGTATTGCCAGTAGTAGTTGTAGAGACAATTCGTGATCCGTTATCAAATTCAATACTCCCTTTGTTGTAATTAATAACCCCTGCTCTTATATGCTCAGGGCATAGTTCGTATGCATAACGAATACGTTGCATAATTTCTTGCGAACCTGTATATTTGTGTGCTGAAATAAGTACAGTTTGATCAGGATGAAACATTGCGTACCAGAGCAAGTAACCTGCTGCACAAGTAGTTTTCCCCATCTGTCGAGGTAACATATTAACATTAAATCTATGACCGTGATATGCGTCTAATAATCTCTTTTGATAATCAAAAGGTTTAAACAACATCTTACCTCTCACAGGATGTTGAATGTAAAAAAAGTTTTCACAGAAATAATGATAGCCAACTTGGTTATCTGAACAAGCGACTAAATCTTCAATATGCTTTTCAGTAAATGTTTCTTTACTGTGAGCTTTTTTAGTTAGTACGCCGTCTAAGGATTTATTTGCCATGTAATTATTTACCGAAAAAAATAGCCTCCGAAGAGGCTATTTGGATAGGGCTTAATCTCCCTAACTGCACTGGTATTCTATTTAACGATTTTTAATTTCTTGGTATAAAGATTCGAGTCTAATCTTTAGATTACCTGATGGTAGTTTAAAAGTTTCTCCTGAAGTAACTTTCATAGGATTGCCACCGCCATTGACTTTAGGAGCTTCTGCACCTTTACTGTGCAAGTCATCACCTGTGCCTGTTACTGCATCTTGATTGCTGTACATTTCGTCTGGTTCATTTTCATAGTCGTCATCAATAGACATCATGTCCATGCCAGGCTGTTTTTTAACAATTACATCCATATCGTTGTCGCCGAATTCTTCAGGCTCGCCTAGGTCAATATCAGGATCATTGTCAGCAACATCGTCGATATTTTTCAAAATGGCCATTAAGTCTCTGATGCCGCCTGCGCCACTGCCGTTCATGCTGACGTTCATTGTAACGCTGTCTTGTTGCTTAGGAGCACCCATCATGCCTCCAGGCATGTTTTCCATACCAGGCATACCGCATTCAGCTGTTAATTCTTCAGCTACACTAGACTCAGTTGGTGTGTCTAGATCTCTCATTCTTTGCATTAGTTCATTGAAGTTCATACTTAGTCCTTTGTCTTTCCACCGAATAGGCTTCTAGCAGGACCTGCTGCTGGCATTGTATCGGCTTTTTCTTTGTGTAATTTTTTAGCAAGTAAAGCATCGTTAACACCTTTAACTTGTTCTGATTCTTTTTTTACTTTGCTTAATGTTTTTAAGAAGTTAGAAACTTGCTTGTCGCCCATTAGCCCTTGATTGTTTTCTTTACCGTAATCTTGTGTTAATAAGGATTGTTTTTTCTTATCTTCTTGATTAGCATTTTCATTTTCAATAGCCCAGTTAGCTTCTTCTAATGGAGTGCGAACACAAATAGAATCTCTGTTAATGCCCGTAGCATTTGCCAGTAACTCTGCAATAACTGTGCTAGTTGCTGGGTAATCAACTTCTGCTTCAAATACTGTCATCGCTGCATTTTTAACATTAGGAAAGTCTAACAAGTTAGCTTGTATTGGACTACTCTTGCCTTTAGTAAAGCGAGAAACTTTATATTGTTGCAAGGCAGTTTCCATGCAGTCTTCACAATTGTCAGGCAAGTCGCCTGCAACTTTAATTTTAAAAGCGTACTTTTTTTCTTCTACGCTTTCTGATAGGTAATCGATAAATGATTTCATTTTATAATCCTGATACCTTATTTATTCATATTTTTAAGTTTTTCAATTAAACTATTACGATCTGTTACAATAACACCTTCACCTTGCACAGTAATGCTTTCGTCTGCGTTATTACCTTTTTGATCTAACGCTTGTTTCTTAAGCTGTAGTTCAATCATCTTTAATTTTTTATCAATCTTTGCTGCTTTAGCATCAATAGCATTTTTAAGCATACCGCCTGCAACTTCAAAAATACGACCACTATATCTGCTGTCAACGTTCATACCTAAATCCATTAAGTCGTCATAAGCATCAGTAGCACGTTGAGCTAGTGCATCAAATTCGTTATCGCTTAGGTCTCCTAGACCTTTAACTTGGGGCAGTGCTGCTGAAATTTTATCAAACTCAGCCATATCTCTAAGTAAAGGAGGCGTAGATGTTACATCATGCTTTTCAGCCTTAGCTTCTGCTTGCTTTACCATCTTTTTGTTTTCAGGTAAATTTAGTATTTCTTCTAATCGTTTAGTCATATTTTTACTTATCTCTTTCCTGTATGGAATAGATCAGTTTCGTTAACTACTCGAAATTTAATACCTTGAGATTTACACCATGCTTGTGCTGCACGCCATTTGGCTACATTTTTAGCATACTGTATTTGATTATGTTTATTCTTTCCTACTTTTTCATGTAGTGTTTGATTTAAAGGTTTTACTTCAATAAGTTCAACAAACATTTTACCTGCTTTGTCAATGTACTGTACAAAAAAATCAGGAACGTAAATAGTTTGTTTTCCAGTAATAGGACAACGATAAGGAATACTTATTGCTTCACTAGCCCATTTTTGTATGCTAGGATGTGTGTCACATGTACGCATGAAAGTAAATTCCCAAGAGCTTCTGTATGTAGGCTGTTTGTTTCCTACATATTTTTCCGGGTTTTTTATTGTGTACTTTCCCTGGGCAAAGCGACTCATGGTTTAATATTGCGACTTTCGAGAGTCAACGACTCATTTGCTATCTTGTAGCCTAATGCGCTAGTTTTTTCTCTATAAACATTAATTATTTCAGTTACTACGTTACTCAACTGTACATCAGATAAATTTTTAAGAGTATCAATTAGTTGAAATACATTTACGTTGTCTGCTCTTGCTTGATTTAATAGAACAATAGCAAGATTCCTAGAAGATTCTTCGTCAAAGTCTCTTTTTAAAAAAAATCCAACAACTGCATCTATTTGTACAGCGGGAAAAGTTACTTCTTTTTGATAGTATTTGTCAAAGAAGTTTCTAACTTCAGTGCTACTATCAATGTTTTCTACATTGTTTAAATTTGAAATCATAATGATACCTGAGATGCTACAATAGTTGGTGTTACTTGGTTAATAGGAAAATTAATATCTTTAATACCGCTAATATTCTGTGTTGCTGTTGTTGCTGCTACACTGTTTGATATAGTAGAAGTTATACTAGGTACAGTTGATGTAGCACTAACTGGGTTGTTAGTTGTATAAGCAATATTTTGTGATGTAGAACTTGTTGTATTAGCATTACTCTGTCCTACTACTGTTGCAGTTTGTGCTCTATCAAGTAACACTTCTGCATTTCCTGTTTTTCCGTTTGTAGCAGCTGGACTTTTTACAACATCATATCTTGCTGCATTTCCAAAGCCTGGAGGATTACCACTACCGCTGTCATAGCTAATAGCTTCGTACATCAAGGTCATTGACTGTTCAGCAGGCGAACTACTACTAGAATCTAATGAATCATGTGTCCATTGACTAATGATAGGATTAACTAATTCGTAACTATACCAATTTCCCCTAGACATTTGATAGATTACTATAGAGTTAAAAAATTTTGCATAGCTACCAGTGTCGTAACCAAATCTAGCTATACCGGGTAAAACAATGTTAGGATTTAAGTTGTCCATTGCATTTCGAATATATGCACCTGGAATTTTAGCTGTATTGCTATCAGAAAAATAGTAACTAAAATAAGTTCTCCACATTTCTGAAACAATGTGAGAACTGTCATCGTGAAACCTTAATACTACTGGCAAATAATCAACTTTAACTTGTGTGTGTTTTTTTCTGTTGTATTGATTAAGTGTTTCAGTTTGTACACTTATTTTAGGTAACTCAGCTGCTTTGACCAGCACACTTACATTATTTTTATCTACGTCCCGTCCTTGTAGGACAAACGGATTCATTTTAAAAACTACATGATATAGAAACTTTGTCTTTGGCGACATTTGCATGTTGCCCGCTGTAAATATTTTACCAGCGTGAGCAAAGTCTGCTAGATTCGCATTAGATTTGTTAGTAGCTGAGGCATAAGTAGTCATAACGTATTTATCGAACCTATAATATACGCAGTTAATCTAAAGTCACAAAAAAGGACCTTTCGGTCCTTTTTATTAAGCGCCTAAATTACCAGCGCCAGTAGTCATGGTATTTTGACCACGTCCTACATTAGTTCCAACTCCTGAACCGTCACTCTTTTGTAGTGCGTTATCGTATTTGATAGATAACGTTACGCTTGCATGTTCGTTAGCGTTGTATGCTAAGTTGTTATAGTTTACGTTTTCTAGGTAGCAACCATAAACCTCCCAAGTTTCTAGCACTGCTGGAGCAAAACTTCCGTTTCCGCCGTCTAAGATTTCGATACGTGTTAAGAACTTGTAATCGATACCAGAAGCAGCACTTGCTTGCTCGAAGAAGTCGAATTGCTTTTGTAGTTGTAGACCAACTAGCTTAGATACATTACCGTTGACATCGTCACGAACGTTTAGAGTCAATGGTGTCCATGTATGCTTGCCTGCTAGGTTAATACGACTGTTATAAACGTCAATTGTAATTGGGTCAAACGCAATAGTTGGACGAGTTACATCCATAACTTGCTTTGTTAACTCAGTTGTTGCTTCACTGTTAGCACCAAAGCCATCTAAAGTAACGCGGAAGCGATACTTTAGTTTAGGCATCAACAAGCCCTGTGATGAAGAGCTTTGGTCACTAGCTAACGGTACTGTAAATTTTGATAATGATGAAATAGCCATTTTATTCTTCCTTTATATTATAGACCGCTAATCTCGCCAGTGTTCTTCAAACGCAACGGAATGTAAATGAATTCGATTGCTTTAACTGGTTCAATAGCAATGTCAATCCATAGTTCGTTACGATCAATTCTACTTGGAGTGTTGTTACTTTCGTCACATACTACTAAGAAGTCATATAGAGCACGTTGTCCTACTAGTTCTAATAGTAAACTTTCAACGGCACCCTTGATCTCATCTCGAGTTTGCTTGTCGTTTGGTTCAAAAATGTACGGCTTAGCTAGGATGCTTAGTTGTCTACGTAAGTAGATTACTAAACGAGCAACATTAATACGATCTAATGCACTTGCAGCCTTAGCACGAGTCTTTTGACCATAGTTAACAAGACCTGTTCCTGTGATGAATGTAATAGGGTTAACTTTTACATCATACAATGTATCACGTTGACCTGTGTTTAGTGCAACACTGTTAAATTCGCCTTCAGCGTCAACATAACCAACTGCGGTTGCATTAGTAATGCCGCCTCGACGAACACCTGCTGGTGCAAACCATGGATAAGCAACTTGGTCATTTAAGATCATAGTGCGTAAAATCATGTGGCTTGGAGGAACAACTACGTTATTACCGAAGTTGTCGCTAGTGAATCCCCATGGATAGAACATAGCCATATATTCGTCAAAGCTTACTGCTCCAACTTGACTGTCTTCTAGTGCCAAGTTAGCGTTGTTGCCCCAGTCTAATAAACTAGTTGCATCTGGTGTTAACTTTGGAGGAGTATCACCGATAACAAAAGCTGTTAATCCGCGATCAAAGTTCAAGCTGATCATTTCGCCAATAAGTTCAGGATATCCTGGAGTAGCAATCAAGTTAAAGATTCTGCTTTCGTCATCACGAATATCTTGGTTAGCATTGACCAATGCCTGTAAAGCCTTGACTACAACTTTACGCTGTGCTTTTGGACCAAAACTTCCAGAACCATCATCTTGGTTAGAACTAACTGTGACCCAACGGTGCGGATAGTATAGTGCCATGCTTTCGCCTGGATCATTACCGAATCTTGGATTGTCTTTTGTTATGTCAATGTAATTTCTCTTAAATTCTTTGACATTAAATCCGCTTCGACGTGTATTCCAAAGCAACATTCCCCTTGGATACAATGCTGGATCCGGACAATCTGGATCTACAAAGTCACTTGTTAGTAAATTTTCAATTAATTCTGCATCTGAACCTGCGCTTGCACCTGTTGTGCCTCCGGTCCAACGTGCATCTGCAAATAAAACACCTTCGTCTGTGCTTTGGTCGCTCTTGTCAACTAAAATCCATTTGACTAAAGGCTTGCTGTATCTATAGATAGTTGGGAAGTTTTCCATATCAGCAGTGCTGATCCATAGTTCTCCATCTTCTAAAGGTGTAACACCATCACGCTGAACTGTAGGTGCAGTTCCTCGTACAAATGGTCCTAATGAATCTGTAGTAGAATACTGATTTCTGTAACCAACCCAATTGGATCCGTCGTGAACCATAATATCAACTTCGTCTACTACACTGCTATACCATAATGTTCCGTCTGCTGTTAATGTAGTAGGAGCATCTGCGCTAGTTGTGTAAACTAAAGCTTGCCATAGAGTTGCAACAAAATCATGAACACCGTCTTGGTCTTCTTCTAAGTTAAGCATAGTAGTTGTTGGACTATCTATGTTATAAGCAACAAAACCTAGATCTCCAAGAGGACTATTAGTTCCGTTGTTAAAATGCATTTCTCCTCCAGTTTCGTGTGTTATCACAACTCGATTTTGAGAATCAACGCTTGCTTCAATGCTGATAAATCCTGCGTTATTAATTTCGTTAGCAAGTAATGTAGCGTCGTCAGCAGTTCCTGTAGCAGTAAATGTAATAGTCTTAGCAGCAGTTAAGGCTAACTGTCCTGCTTTGCTTTCAGAAATTGTAAAATCGTAATCATCTTGATCTACAAAAGTAGAAGCTTCAACTTTAGTTGTTCTAATAGTTGTTGGAGAAGCTGCTCTTTTTCTGTAGATAGTGAAATCTCCAACTTGATTAGTTGCTTCGGATGTATTGTATTTTACATACACTTGACCTACTGGTATCTTATTTCCGCCATTAGCTCTATCTAAATTATAGATAGCTTCTAGGTGATTTTTATACAATGGAACTGATAAGCTTTCAAAGCTCTTGCTTATAGAACTGTAACGTTTTACTCTCCAACGTGCTCCTGAATTAGGCTCAGTAGTTTTAATCCAAACACTGCCTGTTGGTGCTATACTAGCATCAGTTGGTGCTCTTTTCCATGCAGGAACTTGTGTGTGAGGACCCATGAATAATTTTTTAGCGCCTGGACCTACACCAGTCCATCCAGATGTACCTACTTGTGTCCATCCAGTTGTAGCACGATACCAAACTGTCATTGGGTGCTGATGTGTCAATTCTGGATCATTTGATCCTGCTTCTCTAACGCATACTATAGAATAGCTTCCTACTTTTCCTATGCTAGACTTTGGACCGCCTGTATTAGCATCTACTTGTTCTGGATCGGTAATTACAACTGGTGTTTTAACGGTAAATGTTTGGCCGCCGCTAGTTGTTACTGCTGCATCATTCCATTCAAAAATACCAAAGCTAGATGTTTGTGTATCTAGCCAGTGTGTTCCATTTTCTGGTTCATTTGCTGGTGCAGCACTTTTAGCTGTTAACATGTTTAGATCGATATCAGCACGAACAATAAATGCTCTGTTGCTAACGCCTAATGCACTGTAAGCAGCCTGTAAGCCGTATTCGTTTTGCTCTCCTACATGGATAGGATTATTGTTGTTGTCTGTTTTAAATGCAGGGTCTCCGAAAGTATCTACTAGATCTTTCTGACTTGTAACTAGATAAACTTTTCCAGCATTAGATTTGAGGGTACCTGTTGCAATACCATCGCCTGCGCCGTTTAGTTTGTTTTCAGCAGTGGCTACTACAATCAAAGGGACTGTACCAGGTGCTGCTGGTGTATAGAATGACTCGTCAACTACTTTGACTTCTACGCCTGGTGAACTTAATGCCATATTAGCTTCTCCTAAGGAAATTTGTTCTTCAGTATTATTTAGCGTGTTTTGGTAAAAAGGTAGCGTTATAACCCATGAAAAAGGGGAGGTAAAGGGGAGTTATAAATAGTTATATGCCCAGACCATTATGTATTTGCGGATTTAGGCCCGCAGCTATCAATTATAAAAAGAATGGAAAAACATATTATCGCAAGAAATGCGAAACGTGTCTTGCTGGCGGAGTTGGTAAAGGATTACCTAAATGGTATCAAGACGGGTACCGAATAAAACTACAGTGCGATCAATGCGGGTTTAAATCAAAGCACAAAGAACAGTTTAATGTGTTTCATATGGATGGAAATATGAATAATACTAAAAGCATAAACTTAAAATCTGTATGTGCCAATTGTCAGCGTATACTTGCTAAAGAAGGATTTAAATGGCAACGTGGCGGACTTCAACCAGATCTTTAATTTGATTAAACAGATCATCAATGGTAGTGTCATTATAAATTGTGTGATCAATAGCACCGCCAACCCATGCCGTTTCACTGGCATGAATCTTGAGTTTTTCTAAGTAACTTTTACTTATACTCCATGTAGTATTACCGTTAGGTCCTGCATTTGCACTAACTGCGGCATTATACCATTCAGGGTCAGCACCTCGTTTAATACGCACTACAATACCGCCTGCATTGTGAATAGCTTTAATTTCGTTAGGAAAACGTACATCACTAATAACAATGTTATCAGTAGTTTTACGCATTTTATTTTCTAATGAAGCAATCCAGATATCGTCATGAAATCCGTTGCGGCAAACTTCTGTGCCCCATAACTGTAGCATTAGTCTAGGAGTTAAATTAGGCATGTTTAGTCGTTCTGCCCACCAGGTGTCTACTTGTTCACGCCATTCTCTAGCTTCTTTTGTACGACCTTCTAATAAAACTCGATCCCATCCAAAAACACAGGCTACTGCATCTTTTAGTGTATTAGCAAATGAGTCTCGTCGATAGCCATGAAAATTTACCAAGTAATCTGCGGCAGTGTCTTTGCCTGAGCCAATAAAACCAACAAACCCAATAATCATATTAATCCTTGTCTCTAAAAGTATAGTCTTTAGTATATCCTGCAGATTTTTCAGTGCCCCATAATCCTTTAGGGCATCGGGTCTGTGCTATTGTTACCTTAGCTGGCATTAGACACTTACATATATTACAGGTTTTTAACGCTGTAAGATGTTCGCATGTTTTGCAAAATGCGTATCTTTCTTTGGCTTTGTCTAGTTTAACCCACATAATAGAATCTACATTAGTATTTTATACTAAAAAGATGCAAGGTCAAGTTATTTTATACTCAATCGGCGATCTTGTGCTTGAGTTTGAGCTTTTTGAAGTTTATCTAAATATCCCTGATTACGTAAAATTTTAAAAGCTAAGTTTTCAGTTGAAAATTCACCGTTGGAGTCTAAACCTGCTTGGCGCATTTTATAAATTTTGTCTTTGACAGTTGCTAAGTCATCTGGATCTCCACCTAGACTTTTGTCTATAAGTTGAGCTATGGCACTGGCCTTGGCAGTAATTGCTCCGTCATTTATTTTAGGAGGATTAAATGTTGGTTTACTAATCCACTGGTTGTTCAATATACTAAAAATGCCTTGGCTTACAGGAGGGCTTGCACTGTCCTCAACATACATTTCAACTTCATGTCCGTTGATTGTTATGTCGTGTTGATCATTCCATATGCGCTTTTTAGCTTTGTAAAATGCTTCTGCAATATCATCACATTCTAATGCAGCATAATCTGTAACAATGTGTAGATCAAAGTCACTGAATTTTGTCCAGTTGTAATTAGACATAGATCCAGTTAGCACAACATCTTCAACTTTAAAGTTAGGAATTTCTAAATACTTAACAAATATTTTAGCAATAGTTAAAAGTCGTAATCTTACTTGTCTGTGCAAACTATCTCCATCCCATGCAGCAGGATTTAATTGTTTGTGATAGCCAATGTTTGCTTTTGTTGATAAGTCTTCAAATCTCATACACCGTATTTGTTTCGTTTTTGTTTAGAGACTGGACTAGTTTTATATGTAGAATCTAGTTCTTTACTTTCTAAATCGCCATGGTTTAAATCTGTGTAGCTTGCACCAGCAGCTTTGTAGGCCATCTTAAGAATGTCTGCTTCTTCTTTGGTGTAAGGAAATGCTGCTTTCTTTTTTCCGATCCAACTTTTTGGATCGATATCAGGCATTGTTTTTCCATCAGTTGATGCTGCGGCCATGCCTACACGAAACTGAACATAATCGCTATTGGCTTTTTCAGCATCTCCAAACGTGTGTATACCTTTAGAAGATTGCGATTGACGTTTAGTTAATTTTGCTTCTTTAGCTTCTGCAATAATTTCGTAAATTTTCATAGCGTATTTAACCAATAATAAATGTCATCGGCGATCCACCTGGCACTAGATTTTCTATTTCTTTTTCTAAACGTTCTATTTCTGCGGTAGCTTCTGTTTTTAATGCTGATCCATTTAAGCTGCTGCCTCCTTGCGGGCCAGCAATCTGTGCAAACTTTTCACGAGCTTGTGCTAACATTATTTTACAACTTGCCAGTGTATAATCTTTAATCCACTGTCCTGCATAAAGGTCGTTTATTAAAATATAATCAGGCTTATAATTATAGCAACGAAGCATAATAGATTCGCCTTCAGTAAACGGTCTTTGTAATATTCTTAATATATGGCTATGCTGTATCCATTGGAATTCAATATAACTACCAAACATACGTCCTACCATTTCTTGATAACCTGCAAACAATTCGTAAGTTGCAAGGCCTCCTAACATTGTGCTGTTAAGTAGATAAGTATTTGTGTAAGCTAAATTAAACGGTTCAAACTGAGTTCCGGTGCCGCCGCCGCTTCTAGATCCTAATGTCCTACGAAATACACTTCTAACATCAATAATTTCGTCAGGCAGTTTGTAATCATTAGTGTCTTTTTTTAGTTCTAAAAACATGTAGCTTTCTTCCACTGCATGGCTGCTACGCTGTCTAAACTTGTTTAAAGAACGTTGTAATCCAGTTTCATAATGAATAGGATCTAACTCAACATCGATCATGCCATCGCCTAACATGGCTCTGACATAATCAAATACTTTTTGACGTTCTAATTGTGGGTTGATATCTAACATAATAGTATATTTATACAGGTTTAATCTTAGCTAATCCTAACAAGCTTAATAAGTTAATATACATCCAGCCTATGTCAAATTCCCACGGCTTGCGACTAAACTTAGGGCTTGCCGGGTCTAAATGATGGTTATTATGAAGTTCTTCGCCACCGATAACAATACCAAGAGGACTAATGTTTCTACTGTGATCTTTTGTAGTTCCATTGCGATAACCTATCCAATGAGCAACACCGTTAATAACACCAGCTGCCCAGAACGGAATCCATATCATTTGTACACCCCATACTAATAAGCCCCAAGGTCCAAAGAACAATAGATCTATGATCAGCATTAGAAGAATACCGAGGCGACTATGTGGTGTATACAAATTCTTTTCAACCCAATCATCTGGTGTTCCTACACCGTATTGTTGGATCATTTCTTTGTCTTTACTGGCAGAGTGATATAATCCAGCACCTTTAAACAATACATGCCAAATACCGTATACATGTGGAGTATGAGGATCTCCGTTAATATCGCTAAATCTATGGTGTTTGCGATGTATAGCAACCCACTGCTTTGTTACCATGCCTGTGGTAAGCCACAACCACATACGTATAAAATGGCTAATTACAGGATGAAACTCTACTCCTCTATGTGCTTGACAACGATGTAGATACAAGGTAACTGACACTATTGTCAAGTGTGTCATTAGTAGAGTGGCTAGTATAATTTCCATTACCAAGTGTCTCCACTCCAGGCTATACGCTTCCAAATATTTCCACCGGACACATAATCAGTGCTGGTAAACGTTAATGGTAATACTGCGTTATAAGCCATGCCACCCGTGCCCACATAGGTATAGTTTTCGTCGCTGGACACAGTGACCACTGTGCTGGTTGCTCCACCGTCACTGTCAGAGATAATGTCACCTACTGTGATTTGAAGTGTGTCAGCAGTTTTAGTTAGTTGAAATGTGTTAGTGTTAAGTGAACCTCTTCCAAGGTAGTCTGATCCGGTGACCTGATGTCCAACTTGTCCGTAGTTAGCAGTACAGTAATAGATATAGTTGCTATCAAATGCTACTTGCCCTTCGACGTCACCTACAGCACCTGTACTATGTGTAGGTACAGCAGTTTGGCCAACAATTAATTTTTGTGAAATAACTTGTACAAACCCACCTCTAGTGTCACCTAATACTACACCCCCAATCATTCCTGCTGTGGGATGATTGCTACCAATGTATACACTATAGCCGCCGTCGTAATCTGCGTCTAAATTAAGATGATCTATGGACGAAATGCCGCCGGGAATAGTTAAATTGCCATCGTTGGTAAAAGTCCAATCAGAGGTTCCGGCGCCAATAGCCACACCTTCCACATCGCCGTTCAGTGCTACGCGAGCTGCCCTTTGATTTTCTGCGATTGTGGCACCTGTGCCTAGGATTATCAGACTATTACCTGAGTCTCCTGTGTCAACAATGCTACCACCGGCTGGCAATGTTAGTTCACCATTGGCGCCAAATGTCCAAGCACGAGTGTAGGTACCAGAGTAAGTGTATACACCTGTAGGAGCCACGCTACCTAATGGAGGATTAGTGTTCCACTGCGCCAACGGTACGTTCAATGTGCCTGTGTTGACATAAAGTGCTTGACCAAATCCTGGAACAAAAATTCCATACTGTCCACCAGTAAACTCTATGTAAGGGTCAGTGGCAGGGTTATAACCGGCCGGATACCAAAGTGAATTGGCTCCGTCTTTAGTGTAGGTTAAATTTACAGAAGTAAAATCAGCACCACTAATAACAACGGTAGTAGGAGGATTAGTTGGTAAACTTTCTGTTTCTATAGCTAAGTTATTGCTGATAGAAGATTTAATCCCGCCAGGAACTGTTAGGTCACCATTTGTATCAAAGGTCCAAGTTGCACCATTCGCACCATCATCGGCGTTGATCACTATGTTGCCGCTGGCTTCTAACTTTACATATTTTGAGTCGGCACCAAAGTATTGGTCATAATAAGCATTGTTG